GCTGGCCGCTCGATCAGCGCGCGCCGCGCTTCGCGGGCTTCGCCGCGCCTGCCCGCGCGGGCTTCCTCGGCTTCGCGGTCGACGACGACGTGCGCTTGATGCCGGTACGAGGTGTGGAGTGTGCCATCGCGCGAGTATGAAGGATTTGTCGCCTGCGCGCAGCAGCTAATCGCTGACCGCGATGCGCAACGCGCGCAGGAACCGACGGTCGTGGTCCGTCAGTCGGTTGTCGAAGGCGAGGCACACCAGGCAGACGACGCCGTCGTGGTCGACGACGCGCGGCTCGGGCCGGGGAATGGCGGCGCGGCAGCGACGGCACTTCGGCTCGCTTTGATCCGTGTCGTTCATCATGGTCGACGGCGGCGCGCGGCGGCCCGATGGCGACGCCACGCCCACCAGCCCCCCAGGCGCACACCCCGATAGATGAGCCTGGCATCGACAATGTCGACGCCCTTGACACCCATCGCTTCGAGCATCAACGTGTCGGCGTGCGCCCGGCTCACGTGACCGTCATCATCGCCGGCGTAGAGCTCGGCCTCACTGTAGAGGTGATCGTGGATGACCGCGGCCTCGTCATAGTTCCCACCGAACGGCGGAAACAACCACCACAAAAGCCGCGGCACCGACGCCCCGTCCGTGACAAAACCCGCGGGGACGACGATTAGCTCGCCGGCGCGCGTGAGGTACGTGAACTCCTCGACGACCATCCACCGACGCCCGCCCTCGTGCTCGTGGCGCAGCGGCGCCAGGAAGCTGCCCGGGACCGCCGCGTCCATCGCCCGCGCGATCACCGGGTCCCCGACGTCGACGTCACCTGCGCGGCCGGCGACACGCCTGCCGCGGTGTCGAGCTTGCGTTCGATGCGCGACATCACGACCTCGACGACGGTGAGTCGCTTATCGAAGTCGTGGTAGGCGTACAGCGCGACCATCGCGATGCTCACGAGTCCGCCGACCAGCCACATGAGCAGGCCGCCCCAGACGGTCCAGAAGCGCGTCACAGCAGACCTCGATAGATCGCTTTGATGCGCGCCTTGCACTCCGCCGGCGTCAGCAGCGTCTGCCCGGCCTTCACCTGCAGCTTTTGCCGCTCCTCGTAGTCGAGTTGCGCGACGGCTTGCATGAGCAAGTTGCCGTCGACGCTGTTCGCGAGCGTCGCTCGTTCCATATCGAGCGCCTGTTGATCGGTGACCGCGGCCAGTTCGGCGGCCGTGGGAACCGGCCCGAGATCGGCGGTGCGCCAGAAGGCGATGTAGGGCCCGGCGCCGTCATCGCGCAACTCGAACGACGTCGAGAATGCGGTGATGCCGCGGTCGCTGAGGATCTTGAGAATCTTCCCGTGGAGCATGATCAGTTCCCCACGTACCTGACCGTGAAGTAGGTTAGGGTCGATCCTTCATTTAGGTTGGCATCGGACCCGCGATCATGCCGCACGCGGAAGTCAAGGGTGTCGTTCACCGCGCATCGGATCTCGTCAGACGCCCGCGGGAAAGCATCGCCGCTCGTCTGGGCGTCGCCGCCGCGGGCGACTTCGGCGCCGTTCTTGTAGACGTAGCCAATGGAGAGGCTGTTCGCGCCGCTGATGTTGCCAGCCCCCGTCGCGCTATACCGCCCCGCGCGGGGGCAGGTGAAGTTGTAGTTCGTGGCGCTGTCGAACGCGGCGGCCGAGTCTTCCGTCTCGCCGTTGCACTGCACCTTGGTGACCGTTCCGGTCGCCACCACCTGCGCCGAGGTGTTGCGGTATACGCGGGCGTAGATTGTCACCTTCTCGGCGACGACCTGCCAGTTGGTGCCGTCCGGGACGAACGCAATAAAGTCGCGCTGCCGGTAGCACTTCAGCGTCGTCTCGCCGCCGATCGTCTCGGTGCTGTTCGGATCGATGGTCACGGCGTTGGCGCTCGAATCGACCTTGATGACGGTGAGCCGCTGCAGGTTGCCGACCGCCGTCGGCAGCGTGACGGTCACCGCCCCGCCCGAGGCGTCGACAAAGTACGTGACATCGACGCCGTCCGTGACGGCCACGGTGAACGACCCCGTCTTCGACAGGAACGTCGTCGGGACGACCGGATTGCTGATCCCGAGCACGGTGGTTTACGCCGCCTTGATGACGCCGCCGCTGGCGACGGCCGCCCACTGGACCGTGATGGTGCTGCCGTTGGTCGGTGTGTCCGTCAGGTCGTAGAAGGCAATCGGGATGCTGGTGGAATCGACGCCGGTGTCTTTGAAGATGATGGCGCCGCCAATCGTCTCGCCGGTCGCGAGCGACGCAAAGACCGTGTCGTCGGCGTCCAGGTAGCCAAAGTCGCCCGTGTTGTCCTTGTCGACGACGCGGCTGGCCAGCGCCTGCCGGGCGTAGCCGCTGACGCTGATTTCGTGGCTCTGCGGGTCGCCGCCGGTGCCGTCGTCGATCGCGGCGTGGTCAGCGTCGGCGGTGTAGGTGCTCTTGACGAGCATCACCTTCAACGTGCTCGTGTCGAGGTCGATGGAGCCGTTGAGGATCTGCTTCTTCGCCTCGTTGTAAATCAGGTTCATGGCTCACATCGCCCGGGTAACGACAAAAAAGCGCGCAGCTGTGCGCCTCGGCGTTCACGTGGTTCACACACGCCCGAGGACGGACAACCGCGCGCTTCGATAGAAGGCCGCTGGTTGCGCGCTCGTCGGACCCGCGCTCGAGAGAGCGCCGGCGCCCGACGCCGCCTGTTGGTCAGGAGTCTCTACGGTACGCCCGGACCACGCGATCGGCTGTACCGCATCTGGTAGCTACGCGGCCGCGAGCTCAAGGCGGCGGAAGATGTCGTCCACCGTCAGCAGATAGCTCGACGCCACGACGCTGCGGCGCGGGTACTGGTGCGGCACGCCGTAGCCGGTGTGGGTCACGCGCTGAATCGTGAAGGTGCCGGAGATGTTCGTCGGCGCGCCGAGCGTCACGGTGATGGACTTGCCGCTGCGCAGCTTCGTGTCCCGGCTGACGAAGGTGACAACGCTCTCCTTGTCGGAGAAGAGCGCGAGGTCGGCGTCGGCCAGGTTCTGGGCCGATGCGGCCGTCATGCGTCCGGCGGGGATGACATGTTCGTGCACGCCGTCTCCGCCCTCGAGCGCGGCGATCGCCGCCTGCTGGCTCGTGTTGTCGCGCTGGACGTACAGGTCGACCGCCTCACCCTTCGGGATGGTGTTGACGACCGCCCCGGCGCCGCCGGAGGGGACGCCCGTCAGATGCGGCGCGCCAATAACGGCGACGCCGGCCTTCACGGTCGTCTGAATTGCACCGGCGCCGGAGGACGGAATCCCCGTCAGCGTGTTTCCGCCGCTCAGGCCGGTGTACCGAAGCGTCTGGGAGTCGAGCTGCGCCCAGCCGCCGGCCGCGAGGAAGTTACTGGTCGATTCCACCCGCAGGGACGTGTCGCCGGCGAGCGCACCGATGGTGCCGACATCGGGCGCGACGTCGCCGAGATCGTTGTCGCTCTTCGAATCGGTGTAGGTCGTCGTCGTGTTGTCCTTGATCTCGACCAGGAAGCGATATGTCGAGCCGCCGTTCTCCGTGCGGTACAGACGCCTCGCGGTGATGCCCGTGCCGCCGAGCGGAATGCTCGTCAGGCTCACGGTCGAGGCGCCGGCGTCATTGACCAGCGGCGACGAGGCCCCGAGTTCCTCGTCCTTCTTCGAGTCGGTGAAGATCGTCGTCGTGTTGTCCGAGATCTGCCCGCACAGGAAGTACTCAGTCCCGCCGGCTTTCGTGCGGTACACGCGCCTGGCCGTCGTCCCGGTCGGCCCGATCGGGATCGACGACAGCGCGGCGTTCTGGCCGCCCGCCGTGTTCAACAGCGGCGGCCCCTGCGACGCCAGGCCGCTGTCGGGGATGTTGTCGACGGCCGTCGTCGTCGTGTTGTCCTGGACCTCCGCGAGCAGCTTGTAATCGGCGCCGCCGGCGGCGGTCCGGTAGATGCGTCGCGCCAGCGTGCCGGTCGGGCCCGTCGGGATCGTGACGGTGTGCTGTTCGCCGACCGTCGAGGCCAGCGGGATCCCGTCCACCAGGTCCTCGTCGCCAAGCAGGTCGTCGATCGTCGTCGCGCCGTTGTCGTTGACCTGGCCGACGAAGTAATAGGCACCGCCAGTGCTCTTCGTCCGATACAGGCGCCGCGCCGTGGTGCCGGTCGGGCCCGACGGCAGGCTCAATCGATACGAGTCGGACAGCGTCACCACGCTCGGCGCCAGCAGTCCAAGGTTCTCGTCGGGCGCCTGGTCGAGGAAGGCGGTCGTCGTGTTGTCGGCGATCTCCGCGACGAGGTAGTACGTGGACCCGCCGCCGAGCGTGCGATAGATGCGTCGGCCGACGATACCGGTCGCGCTGCTGACGGGAGTCGTGAGCGAGAGCGCTTTGTTCGTGCCGGTGGTCGAACCTGTGGTCGCGGCGGAGAGCGCCGACTCGCGGCCGTGACGATCGATGAAGGACACCTTCCAGCCATAGCTTGCCGAGGCATCGAGCGCGCCGCCGGCGACAAACACGCCCGACGGCGTCGCCGGCGTCAGCGTCGACGCGTTGACCGTGGCCATGGCGGTATCGGCGCCGCCGACGGTCTCGCGCCCCTCCCCGTCGATCCAGGTGCACTGGTAGTGGTACCCGCTCGCGCCGACGGCCAGGGCCCCGATGATCGTCGAGGGGTTGCTGCGCGCGATCGTGCCGGTCGGCGCCACCGCGGCGGCCGTGCGTGTGCCTGCGCTGCTCGGCGTGGTCTCGCCGTACTGCGTGACGTAGGTGACCTTGTAGCCGTACGCGCCGACCAGGTGCCCGTACGCATGCTTCGACCCATCGGGCACGTAATCGAGTGATGGCGCCGTCGGCGCGGCGACGGCCGTGGCGCTGAAGCTGGTCGCCACCGATCCGAGGTCCGTCTCGCCGAGCGCGGTGACGAACGTCGTCTTGTAATTGAACCCGCCGACCAGGCGCCCGAGGCCGGCCGCCGCCGCAACCGTGAGGCCGAGTGTCGGCTTCTGGAACGCGACGCCGGTCACCAGGCCCGACGCTGGACCCGGCACAGTCTCCCCCGCGCTGTTCTTGAAGCTAGCCTTGTAGCGCACCGGCCCGAGCACGCCGCCGGCGCCGCTGCCGATCGCGGGCGTCGGCGCGCTCGCCGGTCCGTCGATGCTGCGGACGGTGCTGCCGGTGCCGCCCGCCACCTTGCCGGTGTACGTCACCTTCTGCACGCCCGTCTTCACCGTGCCGCCGGCCGAGGCGTACGGTGTGGCGTCGTCGACTGGCAGCGTCGTCGCGCCTGGCGCGACCTCGACGCTGGCCTGGCTGGCCTCGGCCTCGACGATGACGCGCGTGCGCACCTGCGCGATGTCACCCGCCTTCGTCAGCGCAGGGCTGTTGAAGGGCATGTTCAGCGCCGTGATGTCCGTCGGCATATCGACGGTCTCGGTGATGAAGGCGTGGACGTCGCGGTCGTAATCGACGTAGCCCTTCGCGCCGGCGAGCTTCAGCACCTGCGCGATCGCGCGTGAGACGTCCTCGTTGTCGAAGTCGATCGCGTCAATGGTCGGCAGCCCAGGTGCCACGTTCGCCGTCGTGAACCCCGACGTGAACGTGGTGATGAGGTCGGCGATCGTCAGACTCGCCGACTGCGACGGGTAGTGCTTGAGCACCTTCCGGCGGTTCAGCAGCCGGGTGTAGTCGACGCACTCGACCGTGTAGAGCACGTTGGCCGGCAGGTCCTCGTGCACCTGGCTGACGCGCCGGATGTGGCCCCCGAACTGCTTGTTGTTGACGGCGCCTAGCGCGATGACGACTTCCTGCCATTCGGTCGGCGCGGCGCCGGCGATCTGGAAGCTGCAGGTGTTCGGCTGCTCGATGCTGAGCGCGTCGTTGATGACCAGGCTGTCCCACCGCACGTCGCCGGTGCGGTCGACGCCGCCGATCTGGACGATCGGGACCGTCAGGTCGATCGACAGCGCCGCGGCGCCCGCCGACATCGACAGCACGTTGGTCCCGGCGGCGAGCGTGATGGTCCCGGAGGACACCAGCGTCGCGGTGGGCGCCGTCAACGTCGCCGCGTTGGAACCGGCGGCGAGCGTCTGCTGCAGCGTCGCCGTCGGCGCCGACAGCGTGAGCACCGCCGGCGTCGCCTGCAGGACGACCGGACCCGCGACCACGCCCGCGGTCGGCGCCGAGAGCGACAGGACCGCGGCGCCGGCGCCGAGAAATCCCGCCCGACCGCCGAGGAGCAGCAGCAGCGACATCGCGCGTTACGACTTCGTGTAGTAGAACCGGCCCGAGACCTGGACGGCCGCCGAGAGATTCAGCACGAGACCATTCCCGCTCGCGGTGACAAACCACGGTTCGCCGTCGAAGGGCAAGGCGAACGACCCACCCGGCTGCAGCACGATGGCGGGATGGAAGTCGGCCCCCGCGCCGTCCTTGAACTTGATGCTGACGGGCGCCGTGCCGGCGTTCTCGAGAAAGAACTTGAAGACGCGTACCGTCTGCGACGCGGTGCCCGCGAGGATGGTGCGGTCACCCGACGTGCTCTCGTTGATCTGCGCGCTCGAGAGGCCCGCCGCCGTCGGCCGCGCAAACGTGGCCTCCGTGGGAAAGCGATTCGTCGCGTCCGGCATCGTGGCGACGCCGTCGCCACCGAACACCGGTTTGACGAGCTGCACCTGGCGGCCGGCGCCGACGTCGTCGGTCGCGACCGTGGTGCCCGAGCCCGCTGTGATTTGAATGTCGTCTGCCATCTAGCGCCTCACTTAGAACTTGCGAGAGCCGCGCGCCGCCGAGAACACGGCCTCTTTGATGAAGTCGGCGAGCTCCGCGCGCGCCGCGGGACTGTTGCTCACGAGCAGCCCGTTCATGTGGACGTGCACCGTCTGTCCGCCGAGGCCTCCGCCGACCTTGTCGAGCGGGATGATGGCTTCACGTCCGTGCAGCACGGCGAGGGTGCCCCGACCGAAATCGCCGATGCCACCGTTGGCGAAGCCGGGCACGCGGCCGCCGGTGATCGCCAGCTGCGACAACTCGAAGGCGCGGTTCTGCTCGAGCTGCCCAATCGTCTGGTCGCGGAGCGGACTTGCCGGCGCGGCCTGCGCCTGCTGCAGCATCGCGTTGTACTTCCCGTTGATCGCGTCCTGCCGCGCCGTGAACGAATCGCCGCCGCCGGCGCTCGCCTGGCCGGTCATGGAGGCGAACGACGCTTCGAGCGACGCCTTCAGCTGCGCGACCTTCAGGATTTCCTGGTCCATCGCGAACATGCGCGCCTGGCTATCGGCCTTGATCGACTGCGTGAGCAGCTTGCTGATCTGCGCGGTCTGGTCGGCGAACTTCTTCCAGCCCTCGGTAGCCTGGATGAGCGCGTCGGTTTCCTGCTTCTGGAGTTGGACCGCGATTTTTTGCTGGTCCTGCCGCAGCTTCTCCCGGTCGATCACGAGCTGAATCGCGTCGGGGAGCACGCCGTACGCCTTGGCGAGATCGTCGATCGACACGTGATGCTGGACGAACATCAGGATGTCTTTCTCCTGCGCGTCCGACAGCGATCGGAATTGGCGCTCGGCCGTCGCCAGTTCCGTGGTGAGCGCCTTCAGGCGGGCTTCTGGCGTATTGAGCGCGGCGGCGAGCTGCTGCGCGTGTTCAGTGACAATCCGTACCGCTTCGTCGTAGTTGGCGATCTCGCGGCCCGCGAGCTGCGTCGCGTTCCTGAGGACGTCCATCTTTGCCGCGGCCGTCTCGGCGGCGACGTCGCCCAGACCGAGGAGCTTCGCGGTGAGGTCGCCGATCTTCTGGTCTGCGCCGGTGAGGTCCGCGATCCAGCGACCCAGCGACCAGCCGCCCAGCGCGGCGCCCGCGGCGACTGACGCGGTTCCGAACAGCCCGAGATCGGACGTCGTCTTGCCGACCGCCTCGGACATCTCCTGCAGCGCGTGAATTTGCGGAGTGAGATGGACGCCGAAGAGGGCGAGCGTTTTGTCCGCGTTCCCAAGACCTGTGGCGAGGCTGCTGAAGCGCCCCGACGTACTCTCGGCGGCCGCGGCGACCGCCGTCAGCTGCGTCTCCGCGGCCTTGGTGCCAGTCACCATGTCCGTGGTGTCCGCGATCAGCTTGACGATGAGGGCAGCAATTGTGTCAGCCATGCGTTACACCAGCGGATCCCGTCCGAGCACGAGCCGCGCGGACCACGGCAACGCGCTGCCGGTCGATTGCAGCCACGTCGCGACCGCCCAGGCGAGCGAGCCCGGGCGTTCGGTTTCCCACTCGAAGGCCTCGACCAGGTCGTACACGTCCCCGGGTCGCAGCCGCGCGACCTCCCATGGCCGCAGCCGGTGGAAGCCGTAGAGGACCGGCTTGCGCGCGTTCAGCCAGTCACGGAACCGGAAGTCGCCGATGGGGATGCGGCTTCCGGCGTCGGAGGGTTTGCCTCACCGCCCTTCGGCGGCCGCAGCAGCTCGGACTCGCCGAGCGCCGTGACGAACGGCGCATAGAAATCGAACATCCGGCCCCCGCCGGCGACGTGCGCGGCCATCAGCGCTTTCACGTCCTGGACGGACGGCGGCGCGGCCTCGTACTGCAGACCGGCCCACAGCAGCCACAGCGTGACCGCCGGCCCGCACCGGCGCTGATGTAGCTCCTCGAGGAACCACCCGAGATGTTTGTCGGAGCGCAGCTCGAGCTCGCTGAGTGCGGACACGTCGAACCGCAGCGCGCGCGACTGCCCGCCGATCGTCACGGTCGCCATGCGGCTACGCCGTCGCCCGCGTCAGGTCACCCGAGCATTCGAACGTCGCGGTGACGAACAGCTCGTTACCGACCTGCGTGCCGCCGAACGGGTCGTACTCGACCAGGAGCGCGGTGCCCGTGCGCTTCGGATTCGTCGTGCCCACGGCCGCGGTCGTGGGACGGATCTCGATCGGCGCCTTCCCGGTGGCGCTGGCCTTGATCGTGTTCAGCGTGTCATCGACGCTGCCGACGGAGAAGTCCTGCTTGAACGTCACCTGCAGCTTCCACTTCAGCAGGCCCTTCTCGCCGTCTTCGCTCGTGGCGCCCATCGTGGTGTTCTCCTGGCGCATCACCTGCTCCGGAAGCGAGACCTGGCGGACCTTGTTGGACAGGTCGACGGAGTTGATCGAGAGGAAACAGTCACGCAGAACCATGTCGTTATCCTTTGAAGGCCTTGCCGACGAGCAGGCCGATGGTGAAACTCGGCGTCGAGCCGGAGATCGTCCACTTCGCGCGCCAGTACGTGTCGGTGATGGGTCCGCTCGCGACCTTGACTTCGGAGGTCTTGGCGGTCGCGGCGGTGAAGGTGAGTTGTGTCGTGGGCGAGGAGAACCCGGCGTTGTCGTCGCTCTCAATCGTCACGACGAGGTTGGGCGTCCCGCCCGAGACTGCCGTCACGTGCAGCGCGGCGATTAACCGCTGGTACGACGCGATGGCGCCGTCCTGGTAGGCGGCGCTCGTCCCGGTGGCGGTCTTCGCACCAATGCCCATCACGCGGCCGCGCGCGGAGTTGTAGCCGCCGGTGCCCTGACCGTTCGCGATGACGCCGTAGTTGTCGCCGATCTTCCCGGCAGGGCTGATCTCCAGCGCCATCCCCTGCACGAACTGACCGAAGTCGCCTTCGGCGACGCTCGGGCCCGGCGCGACGGAGACCGCCAGGTCGACGAACTTCTTCTGGTCGAGGATCTCCTCGATCGAGCCGGTCCCGAGCTCCACGATGCCGCCCAGCGCAAAGGCGTTCGAGCTGAGGCCGGCGTTGTTCACCTCGGTCGCGGCGCCGAACGTGGTGCCGCCCACCGCGCGCCGCTTCCAGGGCATGCCGACGCTCACGAGCGACGACGCGATCTCGTACTCACCGAGCCAGATTTTCGGGTCACGGAGAATCACGACGCTCCCTCAGGCTGCCGGTCGTATTCGTGGTCGCAGACGCTGCAGCTGTAGCGATACGGCTCGCCGCCGCACCGCGCGTCGCGTTGCTGCTCGTCGTCAGCCCCGCACTTCGGGCAGGCCGCCGGATCGACCTCCGCCGGCGCCGCGGCCGCTGCGTCGAGGTGCGCGCGGATGCCGCGCAGTTCCTCGGCGATCTGTATGAGCACGCCGACGGCGAGATACCAGCGGTACGCTTCGTTTGCGTACGACTCGACGATGTGCTCCGGCTTCGGCTGGGTCATGCTTCGAACACCCTCACGTTGAATTCGGCGACACGGTGCTGCGTCCGGAGGCCAGCGATGATCTCGTCATCGACGCGGAACGACCGCCGCCACTGACACGCCTCGAATGTCCAGCCCGCCACGGTCAGCGCCTGGTAATCCAGAAGCTCCTTCGCCTTGCCGACGATCGCCTGCGCCTCTTTCCCGCCTTCGTACCTGCTGAACGCGTGGACGTGCACGAGCACCTCGGCGCCGTGCTTCCCCATCGTGTCCATCTCGCCGGACTGCTCGTCGACGACTTCGATGCCGACGTACGGCGTGGTGCTCGACTGCGGCACGTCGTCCATGTCGAACACGCCGCCCGTGGCCAGCGCCGTCAGGCTGGCGACGTTGAGCGCCGCGTAGACAGCGACGGCGACGGGTCCGCTGGCGTCCTTCGCCGGCGTCACAGGTTGGGCATCCCGATCTGCGCCACGTCAGCGCCGATGCCGCTCATCGCCGCCTTCACGTCCTTCTGAAAGTCCTGCCGCTCCGCATTCGCGGCGATCGTCATGAACGGCACGCCCCGCGACCGCCGTGTGCCGAAGTGCGCGAGGTGCGCGTACTGCGTCGTGGTGGCCAGGCGCGCGCCCTTCGATACGAGCGCACTGCCTCCGCGTCCCGGCAGCGCATGCCGTCGGCGCGCGATGCCGACGACGCCGATGCCGCCGCGGCTGACCTTCCACACGAGCGCGTCGCGCAGGAACCCGTAGCGGACGGGCACCAGCGGACGGGCGCGCTGCGCGGTGCGGTATGCCGCCTGCCGCGTCGCATCGAGCACACGCACGCGGGTCATCTCGGGCAGCGCGGCCACCGCCGCGAGGGCCTCTTTCAGGCCAGACAGCCGGATGGCGTGTGTGCTCGAGCTCTTTCGTGGCATCGGTGCCCTTACCCCTCGGATGTGCAACGCAGCGTCAACCACTCGCGCCGGGCATCGGGCACATGCAGCGCCGTGATCTGCAGCGTCCGGCCGCGCCAGGCGACGCGCATCTTCGCGGTGATGCTCGAGCGATAGCGGACGGTGACGCGGTAGTTCGCCGTCGTCGTCAGCTGCCCGGCCTGGACCGTTTCGTTGTCGGCATCCTCAACGTCGACGCACGCCGCGACGTTGGTGATCGCCGTCGTCCACGTTTGCGCGCGACCGCCCTGCGTATCGCTCGCCGGCGTCTTCGACTCGAACGTCACGCGCTCGCGGAGATTGCCGCTTACCACTGCAGGGGCTCGCTCTTGAATGGCCGCAGCAGCGCTGCGGCCCCGACGGGCAGCGGGAACGCGAACGCGTTCTCGCCAATCACCATCTGCTCGGGCATCCGGAACCAGTCGCCGATCATCAGCAGGCAGGCCTGGCGAATCGACCGCGGCACGGTGGTCGCCGCGAGGCCGTAGCCCGCCGTGAACGCCACGGTCACCGCCGCGAGCGTCTCCGGCCGCGTGACCGGATAGATCTCGCCGTAGACCGGCATCAGCAGGCCGCGGCCCGCGAAGGGTCCCCGTGGTGCGAGCTGCTGGTAGAGCGAGGACGACCAGGTCTGCGTGAGGCCGCCGGCATCGACGTATGTGACGGCGGTTACCGACTGCAGCGGCGGCCGCGGCAGCTCGATCGGCCCGCACGGAAACGCGTCCATCACGAGCTGGTAGCCCGCGGTGAGCAACTGCCGATTCGTCTCGAGCTCCGCGCGGTCGCGCGCGGCGACGATGAGATCGGTCACCAGCTGGTCGTAGGTCGTGATGTCGGCGTCGATCCGGAGATGGGCCTTGGCCTCCGTCAGCGTCACCGGCTCGACGGCCTCGGCCGGGGGCGTGACGAGGTTCAACCACCGCATACGCGTTGGCCTACGCGAGCGGGCGGGGTGCGGTATGCCCGCAGAGCCCGCCGCTCCCGTCGTACCCCCCGGTTAGTTGAGGACCTCGGCGACGGCCGCGACGTGCGAGCCCGGGCCGAAGCGCGGATTGAATCCGAGCAGCAGCGCGCCGACTTCCGACGTGGCGGTCCCGACCGTCACGCGCACCGAAATGTGCGTGAAGCTGTTGTCGAGATCGAGCTCCTCGGGACGGACGTTGATGAGCGCCATCTTGTCCGAGCCGCTGCCCGCCTGCGTCAGCTGCGTGATCGCCTTGCCGGTGATCGCCTTCGCGCCGGTCCCGGACGCATCCTGCGCCTGCCGCACGGACGCGTCGAGCGTCGCGCTGGCGCCCAGGTCACCCGCCTGGATGATGGCGAGGAACTGCGCGTAGTCCTTGACCGCGACCCAGATCGAATCGACCGTGCTGGCCGCCTGCGCGTCCGGATCGATGCGCGCGAGCACCGTCGCGATGTCGCTGGGTCGAATGTTCGGATTGCCCATCGTCGTCTCCCTGTCTCTCCTGTTACGAAACTCGCTGACTCACGCTGGTGCGAGAACCGGGATTACCGGTTCTCGATGACCACGAAATGGCTCTTCGTGGTGCTGCCCTTCGCGGGGCTCACCGCGGCCGAGAGGTACGGCTGTCCGCCCATGCGGAAGGTCCAGCGGAACGCCTTCAGGCCGTAATCGAAATAGAGGTGAATCGATTCGGCGTACTGCAGCCCGCCGTTGAGCGGGGCGTAGTAGCCCTTCGGGTCGATGAGCGCGACGTCGCCCTTGGTGCCGAGCGTCTGGCAGTGCTCGACGGGGCGCACCGGCCGTCCGAGCAGGAAACCGCCCGGCGCTCCGATGAAGCCGCTGGCCGGCGGCACGAACACGGAGTTCTGCCCGAGTGTCATCGTGAAGAGCTGCGGCAGAACGTCCGAGTTGACGTACCACGCCGAGCGGCCGAGGCCTGCGGGCAGCAGTCGCGCGAACATCTTGGCGGCGTTGTTCGCGTTGAACGTGGCGGCCGCCTGGCCGCCCTCTTTGGTCTGCGTGACGAGGCTGGGCCCGTTCATGAACCCGAGGGGCTGGCCCGCGCCGGTGCCGTTGACGATGGCGTCGTTCGCCTTGTAGCGAATCGCATCCGCCGCCTTCTTGGTAATGCGCGAGGCCAGGCGAGGCGCGTCGTTCATCAGGTTCTCGCTGGCCAGCACGAACGCGTACATGTCGTGCACCTTGACCAGGCGCGTGTCGGTGTCCGGCTTCGACGGCGTCATCTGGCCGACTTCCGAGCGCCACTTCGCCTGGACGCCGCTCGCGCCCCACGGCGTGGTCTCGTCCGCATCCATCTCGACCGAGCTGGAATTGGTCGGCTCGCTGTCGACTTCCTCGAGCAGGCCCGCGTCGGTGAACACGAGCTCGAAGATGTCGGCCTTGAACTGCGGCGGCACTTCGTAGCCGCTGCCGTCGGCGCCGCTGGCCTCCTGGATGTAGTTCGACGGCGCCGCCTGCAGCGCCGCCTGCATCGCGGCCAGGCGCTCCGGGATGCGGCCGCCGGGCTGGCACGCCACGCGAACGTCGCGCGCGAACTGCGCGATGTCGGTGTAGCCCCAGCGGCGATCGCCGTTGAACGCGGCGGACCGGTCGTCACGCGCGGGCGGCTGCGTCGCTTCACGGTCGCGGCCGATGACGCGCTGATAGCGCGCGATCTCCGCGTCGAGCTCCTCGACCGAGGCGCTCAGCTCGTCGTCGCGCCGCTTCTCGTCGTCGGTGAGCCCGTTGCCGCGCTGCGCGGCGGTGGCGAGCTGCCTCTCCTGCTCGAGAAGCGCGTCGGTCCTCTTCTGCTTGAGGCCCTTCAGGTGCTTGACCAGGTCCATTTCGTTCTCCCTGCGATACGGCGTACAAAGACAAAGCGCGCGGCTGCAGGTCGACTGGCCGGAGTGCGCCGGTGCAGTCGACCAACAACCGCGCGCTTCGACAGAAACCCGCGTGTTGCGTCGCGCGTCGGACGGCCACTCGAGAGAGCACCGCGCCGGCGCGCCGTTGAATACGTGTTCTACGGTACGGCGACCATGAGGACCGCGCTGTACCGCATCTGGTAGCGGAGAAAAAGTCCTACGGGACCGTGACTTTTCCTCGCCGCGGCCGCCCGGCCATGTTGATGCCGATGGCCTGACGGAAGCGCTGACGGAGTTCCGGATCGCGCTCGATCGCGGTGATGACCAGCTGCGCCTGGCCGAGCGGTCCGAGCCGCCGGAACCGGCGCCGCACGCGCTGCGTCCGCCGGTAGAGGTCCCACGCCGCGCGGACGCGTTGCAGGAGCGCGATCATGCGTGCCTCCGCAGCCGGAGCTGCCGCCGGCGCAGGTCGAGCGCCTCCAGGTCGGCCGTCGTCGTCGCGGCCGCGGCCGGCGACAGATGGCACATCCCGTCCTCGCCGAGCGTGTAGCCGTCGGGGCACTCGCCGTCCTCATCCGGCTCACAGATGTCGTCGGCCGACGCGCGGAGGTCCTGCGCGCCCGTGCCGACGGCGCCCGTCACGGCGGCGCCGCGCCGGCCGGCGAGCCGGGTGAGCGTCGCCTCGAGCGTGTCGACGCGATCGACCATGCCCTCGGCCTTCGCGGCCTTCGCGCTGAGCACGCGCCCCTCGCCGAACCCGCTGCGGACGTCGCCGGCGGTCACGCCGCGGCCCTTCGCCACCGCTTTGATGAACATGTCGTAGGCCTCGTCGACCTGCGCCTGTTTCGCGGCACGCGCCTCGTCGCTGAGCGCTTCGAACGGATTGCCCTCGACCTTGTACTTGCCCGCGGCGATCAGCGTCGTCTTCACGCCCGCCATCTCCTCGGCCTTGGACCGGTCGACGTGGATGTCGTAGACGCCGATCGCGCCCACGAACGCCGACGGCGTCGCGACAATCTCGTCCGCGGCCGACGCCAGGTAGTACGCGGCGCTGGCCATCAGCGCATTCGCCACGGCGACCACCTTCGTGGTCTCCCGGGCCGCCATGATTTCGTCCCACAGCTCCTGGATGCCGGCGACGCAGCCGCCCGGCGAATCGACGTCGAGCACGATGGTGCCGACCTCGGGATCCGCCGCGTACTTGCGAATCGTCTGCGCCAGGCGCTCGCTCGAGGTGCCGCCGCTCATCTCGCTCAGCATGTTGATGCGGTAGGAGAGGACGCCGAACACCGGCACGACGGCGATCGCGCCGGTGCGGGACGCGGCACGCGGCGCCGGCGCCGCGCCGTTGAGGCGCGCCTGCAGCTCCTCCTCCGTCAGCCGGTTGCCGGCGACGTGCAGCTCCAGGATGGCGCGGATCTCCGCCAGCTTCTCGGGCAGGATTGCCCACGGGTGCGCCTGGACGTACGCCAGCACGCGATCGAGTCGTCGTTCGGACATCTGAAGGTCTCCTCTGTTCGGGGTCATCCCTGGACCGGCTCCTCGAGCGCGAGCTCGGTGAGCTCGGCGACGGCGAGCCATTCCCAATCGGCCGCGGCGCCAATGCCGCGCTGCTCGAGCAGCAGCCCGTGGCGGGCGGCGTAGTCGCGCGCGACGTCGAGCGACATCTTCAAATCGCGCGCGATGTCGTGTGCCTGCTTCTCGTAGAACTCGCGCAGGAACGTCTTCCAGCCCTCGGGGCTGGCGGCGTGGCGCTCCGCACCCTTCGCCGTCGCGAGCAGCTCCTTGCGCACGAGCCGCGCGGCCGCCTCCTCGACGATCGCCGTGGCGCGCGTGCGGCGATCGGCCTGGCGCGGCGCCGGCGACGTCGTCGACGCGACGTCGGTCGTCATGTTCAGCGGCTGCAGCGGCTTCTCGAGCCCGTCGATCGGGTTCAAGTTCTCCTTCTCGCGTGCCTCCGCGCGGGTGAACCACCCCCACTGGATCCCGAGGCCGTAGAACTGCGCCCGTGCGGCGGAGTCCCCGCGCATCAGCGCATCCATCAGGAACTCGGAATAGACCTGCTCGGGATCGACGATCAGATCGCGGCCGATCGCCATCTCGATGCGCGTGGCGAGCGGCCGGAACGAGTACGTCACCAGCTGCAGGCCGAACTCCTCGGCGCTGGCCTGCGTGGGCGCCTGGCCGTTGTCCGCCAGGACAATCGTCGGCAGACCCAGCCACCGCGCCACCTCGCGGGTCGAGTGTTCGCGCGTCGCCAGCAGCTGCGCGTCCTGCGGCTTGATGCCCAGCTGCGAGACCTTCATGTCCTCCTCGAGGACGAGCACGCCGTGGGCGTTCGCCAGGCCCGTCGTGTAGGCGTTGATCGAGTCCGACAGATTTTTCCGGCCCTCCTCGCCGAGCACCTTCGGGTGGATCGCGGCGAACGCCGGCGCGCCGCCCTGGCTGAAGAACCGGGCGGCGAAACTGTCCGCGGCCGCGGCCGAGCCGAGCGACTGCGCGCCGTAGCGGATGACCGAGACGCCGGTGATGCCGTCGCTGCTGAAGCCGGCGACGTGGTGCATCTCGTCCTGCGTGAACTTCTTCGTGTCGCCGTTCGGCTGCAGCCAGGTGAAGACCTTGCGGCCGCTCGGCGCGAGCTCCACCTGCATGCGATCCGGGTGTCGGGGGACGAGCTGCTCGAGGCCGCGCGGGCCCTCGAGGATCTGCGCGTAGAAATTGCCGCGCGTGCACAGGTGCCCGACGAGCATCTCGTTGTATTCGAGCGACGTCTGCCAGCCGTTGGGCTGCCACCGCAGCACGCGGTACAGCGGCAGATCGCGGGCGCGCTCCTTCCCGCCGGCGGCGAGGCCCCGGTAGGTGATGAGCGGCAGCGACGCGAGATTGCGCGCGAGGAAGTTGACGCCCGCCCAGAACGCCGAAATGGTCATCGCCAGGTCGGGCGTGAGACGGATCCCGGAGTCGCCGAGATTTCCGAAGAGCGGCGTGTACCAGTAGTCGTCGAGTGGACCTCGACGCGTGCGCGGGGACGTGCCCTCCGCGCGCAGACGTGGAAAGAACCCGCTCATGCGTCCCTCCGGGCAGGCGGCGCCGCGGCCGCCGGCGGCAGCGCGATCCAAATGAGAATCGCGCCGTCGACGATGTAGGCCGCCGGCGGCGCGAGCTGATAGAGACCGGCGCCGACGAGCAGCAGCCCCGCGATGAACGTCACGATCGAGGGTTCGATGCGCTCGGCGACGGCGCCGGCGACGGCACGCACGCGCGCGGCCGACCTCGAGACAACACGGCGAATAGACATGACTGGCGTTACTCCTTTGGTGATTCGGCCGCGGCGCGGTCGACCGGTTGCCGCGTCAGGCTGCCGGCGCGGCCGATGACATACGCGCCTCGGGTCGCATAGACCGTCTGTGCCGGCTTCGGCGCGACGGACGCGCGCTGCGCGGCCATGACGAGGGCGACGATGCCGTCGATCTTGTCTTTCGCGGCATCCTTGTCCGGCCGGATCATCTTGTTGGGCCCGTGCCGCACGACCATGTTGCTCGCCATCCACGTCAGGACCGCGTGGTCGCCGTGACAGAGCTGCGCGGACTGCACGGCATCACGAACAAAGCCCAGGCCTTCGTTGAGGTAGAAACCTTGTGGCTGGTCCGTGCAATCGATCCCCTTGCCGACCAGGTGCTGCGCGAGTTGCTCGACGAACCGCTTGTCATACGCGAGTTCCTTCGCGCCCCACGTCCGGCAGGCTTGGTACACGTCTTCCTCGACGACGTCGTAGTCGATGACGTCGCCTTCGGTAATCGTGAGGAGCTCGGCCTTCTTCCACTGGTCGTAGGGACGTTCCGGGTATTTCTCGAGCGCCGCCTGAGGCAACCAGAATTTGCAGCGGACCGCTTTGCGGCCGTCGGGAAGGAGGAACAGGCCTACCAGCGACGTGAAGTCGTCGGTCTGGCCCGCATCGAGCGCGGCGTAGCACACCACGCCGGGTGTCTTGAGGTCCTGGTCGCTGACGTAGGCGCTGCAGCCGGCCCACTTCAGGAGGTCGAAGAATCTCGAGATGGCCTGCGTCCACACGCAGAAGTTCAAGCGAAGGACGGTGTTCGTCTCCGCAGGGATATTGATCGCCGTTTCGACCTGGCGCTGCAGGTAGTCCTCGCGGATGGACACGCCGAGGAGTGGATTCGCCTTGACCCAGCACGTCTTGTCGGTCAGCGGATCGTCAGCGCCCTCCTCGCCGTAGGTACCGTCCAGCGCGCAGACGTAGGCGAACCACGCGTCGTCGTCGACGGCACGCTCGAGGAGCCTGCGGGAATGCTCCCGGTGCTGCCAACAGATGGTCGTGCGATCGAATCCCGAGTTCGTAATCTCGAAGATCAGCGGCTGCTTGCGTCCCTTCGTGCCCGCGCGGACCTTCTTCGGTGCGTCGCCGCTGGCATCTTCGTGGAGCTCGTCGATGAGGCCCATATGCGGCCGCGTGCCGGACTTCTTCGCCTGTTCCTTGGTGAACGGCCGGAAGAACGACTTCAGCTCCGGGTAGCTGATGTTGTGAGCCCCCTTCGCTTCCCGCACTTTGAGGATTGACGCGAGCTCGGGCGAGGCCTCGACGATGTTCTTCGCGTCGTTCCACAGCAGGAGCGCCTGGTCCTCGGACGTCGCCGCGCAGAAGATTTGCGCGGCGTACTCGTTGTCCATCACCAAGCCATAGAGCCCGATACCGGCGATGAGCGGGGTCTTCCCGTTCCCCTTGCCCATCTCGATGTACGCCGTTACGAAACGACGATAGCCGTCGATCTTGGTCCAGCCGAAGCAGCAGCCGAGGATGAAGTCCTGCGCGGGGGCGAGGAGGAACGGCAGCGCCTGGCCGGCGTCGTCACGCGTATCGGGCAGCCGGAGGACCTGCTCGAAGAAATTGATGATGTGGTCGGCGGCGACCTCGTTGAACCAGAATCCTTTGGGGTGACCACACGCCGCGGCCGCCGCCGCGAGCTCGCGATCGCGGAGATGCCGCTGACAGGCGAGGCGCACGTACGGACCGGCCACGATCGGCTCGCCGGCGGCGGCGTCGCCGAGCACACGTCGGGCGTAGAGGTCGGTGCGATGCGTGAACGCATCCCACGTCGTCACCGTCGCGCTAGACGGCGCGGAGCTGTCGGCCGGCGGCTTGGAGCTGCGCGACTTTGCTCGTGGGTTTGGCTTCGCCACTGGTCCCGTTCCCGTGTCCACTGGTTCCCGCGCGGCCACGGCTCACGGGAGTCAATCCAAGGTCCGCGGCGCATCCGCGGATGGCGGCCGTCAGCGACCGCAGTTCTTTCGCGAGCGGGTGCACCGAGACGGTGATCGCCCGCTGCATCGAGGCCTGGCCGCCCGAGGGCTCCTCGCCGTCGCCGGCGAGCTCCTTCACGACGACCATCGAGCCCGCGTTGTGCAGCTGCTGCACGAGGTCCTCTTCGATCGCGCGCAGCAGGCAGAGATGCGCGAGCACCGGCCCGTCGACGACGGTCAGCACCCCGGACTTCGTCATCTCGGCGACGTAGAAGTCCCACGCCTCGCGCGCGGCCGGGTACAGGTCGACGCTTGCGGGCCGCGGCGGCGCGCCGTCGGGGTATTCGGGTTCGCCGGCGTGCCGATCGGCGCGAAAGGTGCCGTCGAGCTCGTGCTGCGCGGTCGGTTTCCGGGGGCGTGGCATCGGCTACTGCAGATTCGCCTTGACCGTGAACTCGACGATGCTGGTCTTCCAGCTGCCCGACCCGATGGCGACCACGCCCTGGACGCTCCAGCCGCCGGCGACGTCGAGATCGCTCGCCAGCGTGGTGACGTAGCGCATCTTGCCGTCGACGCCGGACCCGCTGCGCGTCGCCGTCTTCGGGACCACGGTGCCGTTCGGCTTGCGGAACAGCATCTGCAGCGTCGAGGCGAGCGAGATGTCGACGACCGTGCCGTCGCTGTCGTAGACCGTTGCTTCGAACACGGTGCCGACGTCGCCGACGTGCACCTCACCGGTGATCGCGCTGGCCACGGCGAGGGCCTCTGAGGTCGCGGTCGTATCCACGTATTGCCGGATGGCGAAGACCCAGAACTGGTCGAAGGACTCCGGCGTGAACGGCAGCGCGCCCGAGAGCGTGAACGTGAACGTCGACGCGAGGTAGTTGGTGATCCAGCGCGCGTGATACTCGAGCGTGCTGACGTCCTGCACCACGATCAGGTGGCCGTTGAACTCGCCGTCGCCGTAGGTCAGGCTCGGCAGGACCACGAGGTGCGACGCGTCGCTGCCGGCGTCGACGGTGCCCGACACGAGCAGGAGCGCCTTCAGCAGCGGATACAGCTCGCCAGCCTGCGACGCGAAGGACTCGATGTTGCCCAGGTGTTGCCCGACCGAGTCGGTCGCCGTATGTCCGCTCATCAGCTCGTCGAGCAGCGACCGGTTGCCGATGGAGAAGCTGCCGACGACCATGCCGACGACCGAGCTGCCGCCGACCGTGCCGGCGTCGACGACCACCTGGTATTCGGTGGCGTTGGCGAAGCCGTTGCCGGAGGTGGCCACGATCCGCACGTGGTTCAGGCCCGTCACGCCGTCGAAGTTGACGGTCAGCGTGACGCCCGCGGCCGATTGCGTCGTGCTGTTGCCGTTGTAGACGGTGACCGACGGCGAGCCGGCCAGCGCCGCGGGCACGCCGCCGCTCTCGGACGTGAACTTGAAGTCGATGGTCTGGCCGAGTCGGAAGTCGCCGAGATTGATGGGTGCCCGCATTACCGCTCCAAGTCGAAGGGTTTCTGCCGCGTGAGCCCGACGGACTTCGCGACGGTCTGACTGGTCACCGCGGCCCAGCGCACCGCGCGCTTCACCTGCGCGTTGAACGTCGTCAGCTCAAACGAGATGAGGAGGAACGCCAGGATGTTGCCGACGGCGGCGCCGGCCATCGTCAGCGTGCCGGCGACCAACCGCGACGTCTGCTTGGCGACGGCGGCGATCGCCGTCACGGTGCCCGCGAACGCCTTCCGCGTCTGCTTGGTGACGGCGCCGCTGCTCGTGAGGGTCGCGGTCAGCAGGTGCGCGGTCTGCCTGACGAGCGCGCCGCTCGAGGCGAGGCTCCCGGCGACCACCTTGCCGGTCTGTCGCGCGAGCGCGGCGCTCGAGGTCAGGGTGCCGGCGACCGACTTGAGGGCGACCTTCGCGGCCGCCAGCGCCCCGTTGGTCGTCAGCGTGCCGGCGAGCAGCTTGTTCGTCTGCCTCAGGAGCGCGCCCGCCGGCGACAGCGTCCCGGCCAGCGTCTTCTGCCCCTGGCGAACGAGCGCGCCGGCCGACGTCAGCGTCCCGGACAGGACCTTCCCGGTCTGCTTGATGAGCGTCCCGCTCGACGTCAGCGTGCCCGCCACCGTGACGAGCGCGATTTTGATCGCGGCCAGTGCACCGGCGGACGTCAGCGTGCCGGCCAGCAGCTTCGACGGACCCTTCGCGAGTCCGCCGGAGCTACCGAGCACACCACCCAGAGACTGCGCATACTGCGTCCCTGACGCTTCTTCGAGCGACCGCAGGTCAAGCAGCACGGCTCAGCGATCAGAAGCCCGCCAGCTCCGCCCAATGCCACTCGATGTAGTACTTCACGCTACCCGTCGTCGGCCCGGCGGTCACCGGCTGCACGAGAACGCCCTCGTTCGCCTGCAGGACGATCGGGTGCTTGGTCGGGTCCCACTTGTAGAGGTCGACCATCGGGTGCCCGACGCCGACCGCCTGCGTCACCGTCGCGTTACCGGACGGCTGGTTGGCGAACGACGTCATCGCGAACGCGTCGGCGTCTGCCGTCAGCGTCTGGCCCGACATAGCGCCGGTCGTGGCGATGCGCGGGCCGTTCGTGCCGAGCAGCGACGCGCCCATCGTCGACCGGAACTTGCCGGTGTTCGCCACCGCCGCGAGGTTCGCCGGCGTCGAGGCCGTGGTGAAGTCGACGGTAAACCCGCGCGCGATGATCGCCCGGAGGTCCATCGGCGTGGCCGCGGTGACGGCGCCGGTGATCGTCCACCCGGCGCGGATACCGAGCAGCACGAGGACGCGCGTCAGGTCCGACCAGCGCAGCGACGCCAGGTGCGCGCCCGCGGCGAGCGAGACAGTCGCGCCCGACGCTTGCGCCACGCCGTAGTAGCCGAAGACGCCGCTGCCGTCGGCAGCCGCGTAGTCCACGGGGCTGATGCTCGTGCGCTGCGCGCCGCGCAGCCGGTCGACGGCCGCCTCGATGCCCGGCTGGCAGAAGGGCGCGTTGCCCGCTTCGATGACGTTGATGCTGCTCATTGGTCCTCTTGCTCCCTACTTGTGTTTGATGAAGATCGCCGTTGCCCTGATGTCGGTCACCGCGCCCGCCATCGTGATCGTCCACTCCGTGCCCGGCTTGGACGCCGGGAGGATGTAGCCGCCGCCTGCGAATCCGACAGGGCCGCCGCCGCCGATCGTTTGGAAGGCGTAGGTCTTGGTCCCGTCGCTGACGTCGGCGCGCGCGTTGGTGGACGCCGACGTGTTGGAGATGAACAGCGCGACCAGGTCCGCGTAAAACCCTGGCTGCGCGGGCACGAGCGTCGTCGCCGCGGTGCCGGTGATCGCCCCGGTCGCGTTCGAGCCGAACATCTCGCGCGTGCCCCACGGCAGGACGACCTGACGTCCGGATCGATCCCCGAACGCCTTGATCAGCGCGCCGGCCTGCCCCGGCTCCGGTGCCGCGGCGCCGCCCCACACGCGGCCGGCCTTCGCTTCGCCCCACGCGCCGCCGCCGACCGCCTCGAGCGTCTCCTGCTGGACGAGGAGCATCGCCTCGAGGACCGACTTGATGTCGAGGTCGAGCAGCTTCCCGTCGTCGCCCGCGAGGCTGACGACCTGTTGCTCGGTGCGGACAAGGCTCGGCCCAGCGCCGTCCGCCAGATCGATCGGCAGCCAGATGGCGAGGTTGCGGATGCGCTTGCCGGCGCCGTCGACGGCGACGCGAACGAACGAGTCAGTCGCCATCAATAGACCCCCAGCAGCAGGCCGCCCGACGACGCGCGAACCGCCGCGACGTATTCATCGAACCCGATGTCCCACGGCGCGACGCGCGTCTGGCCGTCGACGTCGTCGAGGAAGATGCCGCCGGACGGGTCGGCCGTGCCGAAGTCCCGCGCGCCGGCGTCGGTCGCCGCGAGGTGGAAGTCGTCCGCGGCCGCGTTGACGAAGGTGAACGTCTGCAACGTGCGCGAGTGCGCGCCCGGCGCGCCGTTGCCGTCGTCCTCGGCGTTGTAGTCCGACCCGGTCACGAACGTGCCCACGAAGCCGATGCTCGTCGCCGCGGCCGAGAGGCAGTTGATGACCTTCATGTCGGCGTCCTCGACGTAGCTGAAGGAACAGCCGTCCGCCGTGCAGTTGTAGAACTCGCCGGGGCTCGTGACCGAGGCGACGTTGGTCGGACCGAAGTCGTTGTTGAACCCGGTCGTGCAGTCGATGGCGAGGCAGTTCCAGACGCGGTTGCGCCCGTTGGCGCCCGTCGCCGGCCAGCGCGTCTCGAAGCCGATGAGCGATCCCGACGTCACCACGCCCCAGCAGATGCAGTTCGAGATGCGGCAGTCGATGTCGGTCGCCGTCTGGTTCGCGTTGGTGGACTTGAACCCGATGTAGGAGCCGCCGCCCGTGCACGTCACCTTGATCTGGACGCCGTCGATGCGCCAGTGGCACGGGATGTTGTTGTAGATGGTCCCGGTCACCGGGTTGGTGACTTCCATCCGGTAATACGGAGCGGCCGTTTGATACTTCCCCGTCCGGTTGTTGCCCTGAATGAGGAGGTAGTTGGTCGCCGACGTCGTCATGTCCCACGGCGTGCTCGCGACGGTCTGCGTGTCGGCCACGCCTGTCGACGCCGCCAGGTGAATCGTCGTGGCGTCGGTCAGCGTCGCGGGCAGCGAGTTGACCGCGTCCAGCAGACTATTGAACGCGCGATTGGCGCCCGTCGTCGCCGACGTCGTTCCATCGCCGCCAACCGCGCTCGCCGTGTCTACGTAGACGTGCGTCATCGCGCGTGACTAGCCGCCGCTCGACAGCGTCAGCGTGTAGGTGAACTGGATCGAATCGCCCGAGGCGACGTTGATGGCCGAGAACACCGACCGGTCCCAGAGCGTGCCGTCGCCGGTCGCCGACTGGCTGAAGATGCCGTGCTCGGTGATCGCCGCCGATGCGTCGAAGGTGAGCGTGCCGACGCTGCGGAACTGGTTGCTGGCCGGCGTCGATCGCGTGCCGCTCGCGCGCGTGTTGTCAGGATTGAGCGCCGTCGTCGACTCGGTCTGCAGCGCCGTGTCGCCCGCGGCTTCGGCGTTGGTGCCGGTGCCGCAGCCGTGGTTGTTCATGTTCGTGATGTCCTGCGCGTTGTTGTTGAAGTCGTCGCGCAGATACGTCACGCCAGCGTCGGTGATGACCTTCGTGCAGATGAGGCCCAGCCGCTCGAGACGGCCGTCGGCGCGGAGGACCGTCGCCTCGAGCCGCCCGACGCCGAGCACGCCCTGCCCCGCGAGCAGGCCGCGCGTGAAGCCCTTGACCGCGACGCGCACATGCAGCGCCGCTTCCTTGGCGACCGAGCGCAGCCACGCGCGCCAGCCCAGGTTCGCGGGCACCTGCCAGGCGGGCGCCGCCGGCACGGCGCCGGTCACCGGCCCGTGTGGCGCCGGAATCTTCACCGCCGCGACACTGCCGCGCGGCGCAAACGTGCGAACGACGTTGTTGGATCGCATGGTGTCTCCCTTAACTCAGCTCGCCGTTGCGCGCCGCGACGTCGGCGCTGACGTGCACCGCCTTCGCTAGTCGCGCGCCGAGCTGCTCGGTGGCGTGGCTGAGCGCGGCCTGCAGCGCGGCCTTGATCGCGGCCTGCACCGCCGGCGGCAGCTCGTGCTGATGTACCTCCGCGGTCGTGCCGCGCCCCGGCGCGTAGTCCGTTTCGGCGAAGACCTTGAGGGCCAGCGCCGTCTTCGGCCAGCGTGGCGCACACGCGCGTCGCGGCCTGAATCGTGTGGGTGAGCTCCATGTGTCTCGTGTTCTCCTTCTACGGACCGGTGATTTCGTGACCCTGCACGTCGAGGCAGACGACGTCGACGCGCACGGTCGACCCGTCGAGCGGCGGCAGCTCGCTGGCGTGGAGACAGGTGAGGCCGTTCTCGACGACGGTGAAGTCCGCCGTGCGCCCGGACCGCCAGGACGGATGGATGTAGAACCGCGGCTGCCCGTCGGCGCCCATCTGGACGCGCACGTGGTGCTCCACCTGGCCGCGCTCGAGCGCCTCGCGGAAGTACTTCTCGAGCGTCATCACGTGTGCGAGCCCTTGATGACCGCGGCCGCGCGGAGGCCGACGTCAAGGACGAGGATGCGGACGCCCGGGAGGAACGCGTCGAAGGCCTTCGCGATCGCGGCGACCTGGTCGCGTGACAGGTGCGTGTGTGTCTCCAGCACGAGCGTGTCGCCAGGCTTGATGTCGAGTTCCTTGATGTCCTGGATGGGCTCGGCGTCGGCCTGGCCGGCGATCGCCGCGGCGCCGCCGGCGACGACCATGCTGTTGACGGCCTCGAGGAGCTGGCGGCGCGAGATCTTCATCGCCGGTTCCTCGCGCGGCTCGCCCGGGCAATCGCGGTGCGACGGGCGCGGCGGCGCCGGTACAGCTGTAGCCGGCGGTGCGCGTGTGCTACCGTCGCGGAGTCCACCAGGTCCTCGCCGTCGATGACGCCGCCGTGCGTCTCGCTGATCGCGGCGGCGGTGCCGGGGGAGTCGGCGGCGAGGGCCGATGGCGTCGGGGGCACGGGCGCCATCAGCGGACGCTCCTGGCCGGCTGGCTCACCCGCGAATTTCTCCATTTTGACAAGGCGGGAAATCGAGAGACGGGGACGGTCTGCACGCGGATCGGTTCCAAGATGTGATCCCCCTTACCCGTTACGATTTCGATGAAGGTGAACGCCGATCGACGGCGTACGTCGACGGCAACTGAAGAACGTTCGCGCGAATGCGCGCGGCGATCGCGATGGCTGCGTCGGCGTTACCGACGATGAGGAAGACGCGCACGTTCGTCATCACCTCGAGCCAGCGCACCATCGACTCGAGCAGCGCGGACAGCAGCGAGAGCGTCGCGGACGAACGCGGATAGTGCGGCTCGTGGGCGATGGCGTGCGCGATGGCGTCGACGTCCCACACGATGTCGCCTGGCCTCCGTTGCTGCGCGACCCACGTGCTTTTGCCTGCACCTGGATCACCGGTGACCACCCAGCGATCGGGACGCGGTGTCGGTGGTGATGGTGGTGGCGCCGATCGGCGGCGCCGTGACTGCGCGCGTGGCATCTCGCTGCGTTACTCGGCGAAGTGCCAGGACCAATCGCGCACGTGCGCGCTGTTGTTGAACGGCACCGACATCGCCACGCGCTGGTGCGAGAGAGCGCCAGGCACCGGCTCGTCGCTGCCCGTCGGCAACACGTAGAGGTTCACGCATTCCTTCGTCCAGACCCGGACGACGATCGCTGCGTAACAGCGACCGCCCTGGAAGAAGTGCACGGGCATGCCGAGCGTCGGTTCCATCTAGTCCCTTGTTCCGTCGAGGATGGAGACGACGCTGCCGAGCGCCTGCATCACCTGCCGGATGAAGTCTGCGAATGTGAACTGCTGTTCCATGGTGCGTTTACACGGGTGCGGACATCGCCGCGGTGAGCTCGCGATTCGTCGGAGCTGCGGTGTCGTAGAGGATCTCGATGGTGGTGTAGCGGCCGTGGCACTCACTGCATTCACGTCGTCGCCGCACGCCGTTGCGCGAGATGACGGGACGCGAATTGGTGACGAGGCTGGTGCTGCCGCCGCAGTGCGGGCAGGGCACCTTCGGGGCGAGGTCGTCGGTGTTCGCGCCGCTGGCGCGACGACGATAGGGGCGCGACGTCAACGACCGTGCGGCCGGCCGAAGCCGCCGTCCTGCGTCGCTGTCTTCCGATCGTGATGTGTCTTGCAGCGTGATCGCCAGTTGGCTTCGTTCCAAAACAGCCCCTCATCGCCCTTGTGGGGCACGTCGTGGTCGACCACGGTTGCCGCCCCGATTCGCCCGTCGGCTGTGCAGTCCACGCAGAGCGGATTGCGCTGCAGGAACAGCCGACTCGCCTTCTGCCATCGACGGTCGTATCCGCGCCGGTGGGCGCTCGGACGATGGGCGTCGATGAATCGATCACGCTCGCGGTCTCGGGCGCGTTGATGTTCGGGACATCTGCCGGAGGAGACACGCGCGCCGCAGCCGCGCTCGGCACAAGGCCGCAACGGAGCCGTGGGCATACCTAGTCAGGTGTTGGTGGAACCGCGAGCGAGGAACAGCGTGGCAGAGAGCGACGACTGCCCTGCTACCAGTGGTGGTAGTGCTAGATGTGGTAGGTGCGGGAGGTTACGGGAGGCGCGGACCGGAGTCGATCATCTCGATGGTCGTGAAGCGCGCGCCGCAGTCGTCGCACACGCGGCGCCGGCGAACGCCGTTCCTCGAGAGGACCGGCCTCGAGTTCTTCACCGTGCTGACGCTGCAGCCGCAATGTGGGCAGGGCACCTTCGGCAGGGCGTCGGACGCACGGCGGCCGGGGTCGCGCCTGCACCGGCGGTCGGGACCTTTATACAGCGCGCGCTGAGCCGTACTCCCCTTGTTGTGTTCGACGTCCATGCATGGGGCAACTGCACGGTACGGGCCATCGGGCCGAGCCGTATACGAGCGTGCCAAAACACGTGGCACTTTGCATCCGAGGACGTCGGTGCGCGGCAACTGCTGCGCTCAGAGTGCGAAAAGTGACCCTTGTCCGTACTCACGCTCGAGCCGCACTCGACGCCCATGCAGCACGTTGGCGGAGGGCGTCGTCCAAGCCAGGTTCTCGAGCACGTTGCGGCCCTTCTGGCCGTCGTCGTGGTTGGCGAGTGGACGGCGCACGTCGCGGCCGCGGAACGCCGTCAAGACGAGCCGGTGCACGTACCGCAGACGCGGCCGCCCGTCGATTTCCAGATTGACCAGGTGATAGCCCTTGGCGTTGGGCCAGGACGCGACCTCGAATTCACCGCGGCGGACGCGGCCCCACGAACTGACCTCGTACGCAGGCGACTCGGCGATCGCGGCCCACTGCTCCACGCAACCTATCCGAACCTAGGTTGCGGACAGGCGGGGTCAATCGTGCTGGTCGCGCTCGTGGCGCTCGATGATGCGCTGCAGGCTTTCGGCCTTGAAGTCCGACCGCTCCCCGCGCGGGCGATTGAGCAGCATGATGACGATGACGACCGCCACGCCGACGAGCGCGCCGACGCCGGCGATCGCCACGAGCTCCACGCCGTTACAGCGCCTCCAGGTCGCGCCGGCGGATCCGCCAGGTCCGCACGCTGCGGCCGCATACCGGCACGAGCTTCCCTTCGCGAATGAACCGACGCAGCTCGCGCGCCGGCAAATGCGACTCGAGTGCCGCCTCCTCGACCGTCAGGAACAGCGGCGCTGTCGGACCTGTCGGACCTGTCGGACCCTCTGGCAGCAACGCCGTGAGCCGCTCGAGGAACCGAAGCGCTGGCCCGAGCAGCTCGTCGCCGGGCGGCGCGTAGGCTGCCCGCTCGAGCGCGGTGCGTGGGTCGTGCCCGTTGCCGTTCCGGTCGACCAGAGAAATGGCCGCCCGGTGAACGGTACGGGCCGCTGCCGCCTCCCTGGAGACGTCGGCGGGGTTGTACATGGTCGGGAACCCGGGACGCATACGCGCCGTCAGGGCGCCTCGCGCCGCCAGGCGCTCGACCGTGCGCTCGGCGACGCCGAGCTGGGCCGCCGCTTCCGCCTTCGTCAGCCAGCCGTCGTCGTCCATGGTTACGCCCCGACAGGTCCGACTGTCGGACCCTTGTCGTCGGAGGTTCCACGGGAAACAGCGGCGGCGGGCGACGCCTTCTCCACGCGGGCAACGGCTTCGAGGACCGCATCGCTGAGAGCCTGCTTGATGTACTCGCGCTGCTCGTCGTCGAACGTGATGCCGTCGGCGCGAGCGGCGGACTCGAGCTCGCCGTAGATCTGTTCCGCGATCGCCTGCGTGTCCAGTGTCGTCATGGCGGCCTACGCGTCCGCCTCGACGATGCTCCGCTTCATGTCCGGCACCGCGGTGTACCACTTGTTCGAGCGTCGGACGAAGCCTTTGCGCGCCAGGTTGTCGAGCTCGCGCGAGACGTTCGGATGCGCGGTCTTGAACCCGCGCGTCGTCACTTCGGCGAACGCGTTGCCGCTCGTCTTCGCCTGGTCGAAAAACCCTTCGTGAATCAGCAGCGCGAGCCGGCCTTCCAGTGTGTCGCCGTCGACCTCGACGACGTGCCGCTGCACTTTCACGCGCAGCTCCGGTCGAGAGACGACGATGTCCATGACGCGCGGATCGGATTCGAGCTCCGCGATCAGCCGCGACTTGAACGACTGGTAGAGCGATTCGTTGTCCATCGTCTCCTCCGCCGCGTACTCGCGCCGCGGCACCGGCCCGTCTTTCGCCGGCGTCGTCGTGGCGGGCCCGGGCAGCGACACCCGATCGATGAGCAACGCCAGCTTGCCCACGATCGCCGAGAGCGCTGGCGCCTGCCCTTTCACGGCGTCGACCAACGCGTCGAGCTTCCTCTCCTGCTGCGGATTCATCGCGTCCTCGCCCCCCTTCGTGCGAGCAACCGTTTGTTGCTCGCGAGCATCGTTTCGGTGCTCGTCGATCGCCTGGTCGACGGCCTGTTGCGCGCGCAGGCCGCGCGCGGCGAACTCCATGAGCGGGTCGGTCGCGGCGACATTCGGCGCACGAACCGTCGTTACGGCCGACGTCACCGGCGCCGCCAGTCGTGGTCGTGGCTTTTGTCCCAGCGCCACAGCGCGCCCCTCGATCTCCGAGACACCCGGCGGCAGCACGTACGTCTTCACCGCGTGCCGGCCCCAACACGCGAAGAACTCGCCGACCTCGAGCTGCGCTACCTGCTCCGGCTTCGGCCGGGTGATGCCCGCCGGAATCGTTTGAATCGTGCGCTTGAGCTCGTTGAGCTCGCGCTGCACCCCGAGGATCCAGACCGAGGCCGCCTGGCGCACGACGGTGTCGACGCCGGCGATGTCCTGGCTGTCGCAGAGCAGGAAGTTGCCGAGGACCGCGCCCTTGCGCGCCATGGCGATCGCGGCGTCCTTCGCCGGCGTGTTCGTCTGCCGAGGCGCAAACTCCCACGCCTCCGGGAACACCGTGAGCACATCGCGCTCGTGCTGGTTGATGTGCTCGAGCGACGCGCGAATCACGAGCGCCTGCAGCTGCTGGCTGACGCCGGCGAGATCCATCACGTTGAGGCCCGGCTGCAGCTCGAGGACGTCGGCGGCCGCGAGCTTCCGCATATCCGGCAGCACCAGGTCGAGGTACTCGCCGATGAGCGTGTAGGCCTCGACGCTACGATCGCCCTTCGCCTTGCCGAGCAGCGCCGCGACGTTCGAGCGCACGGTCGCCAGCGACGTCGCGACGGCGGGCCGCTTCACCGCGTTCACCAGCCAGATGCGCTCCCACTTCATGTTTCGCTGCCCGAGCGCGGAGGCCAGGATCGTTTCGACCAGGCGCCAGTGAATCGGCTGCTCACCCTCACGCGGGAGGTACGGCGGAATCCGCCGGCCGGGGAACGACTCGCCGCGTTTGGTGACGAACGCCAAGGCGCGGCGCTGCGACCGCTCGACCACCGCGCGCAACGTGGTCGTCTTGCCGGAGAGCTGCGTCTGTCCGGTCACGAACGTGTGCGCGATCGGGACTTCGACGCGGGCGCCCGTGCCGACTTCGAATCCGAGGAGGACGTGCGCGTTCACTGACGCTCCCGTACCCGGCGCTCGCGCTCCGCGAACACATAGTCGAGCGGTACGCCGAACTCCCGCGCCAGCGCGATCGCCGTCGACAGCCGCACAACCAGACCGTCGGCCTTCCACTGCTCGAGGCGGTCACAAACCTGGCGCGCGAGCTCCTCGAGGACGGGCTCCGGATTCGCCACGCGACGGAAGGCGCGCTCGAAGTCGTCGTGCAGGTCCGTCATGTCGGCTCCTCAGCCGGTGCCTCCGTGACGGTAGGATGGCGCGCCGCCTCGAGCTCCGGGCTCAGGCTGTGTTCCTGGTTCGCGTGGTGTGCCTCGACGAACGGGCGCAGGTCCTCGCACGCGTGATACAGCTCGTCGTACTCCGGCGGCGCGAGTCGTTCGTGCTTGAGGAAGTGCGAATTCGTCCCGGCCAGGACGCGCCGTGCGGCCGCGTAGAGGGCGCGCACGGTGGCGGGACACGCCGGACACGGCGTATGCGCGTCGGGCGTCATCGCTGCGATCCCCCCTCGTCATCGTCCGGTGTGCGCACGACCCGATCGTTGCGCTGGCCGCCGCTGGCGCCGCCATCGCCGGGCGCTCCTCGCCGCTTGCCGCCCGTGAACTCGACGACGAACTCGTAGTCGAACTCGCGCGCGCCGGGTTGCTGCTGGATGCGCGGCCGGCCGACGACGAGCGCCTTCCAGTCCTTGGCCTCCAGGTAGCACCGGAGCGCTTCCGCCAGGTCGTTGAACGCGGCGTCGGCCGCCGCGTCGCTGGTTCGATCAGCCACGGTTAGTCCTCGTGAAAGGTGTGACAGTAGCCGCAGTACTTGTTGGCGACGTCGCCGGGGTGGTAGCTCGTCTTGTAGCAGGTCAGGCACGTGATCGACCCCGCGATAGTGCTCACGCGCGGCTGTAGCAAGTAGCGCAGGCCGAGCGTCTGCACGGGGATCGCGCACTCGTTGACGGCGACATGGTTCGCGCGCTCGAGCACCGCGCGGGTGTCCGTCTCGTCGTAGAGGCCGGCCTGCATCAGCGTGTCCGTGTAGCCGAGCCAGTCCGCGCGCCACCACGCCTGATGCTCGATCGACCAGATGACGAACCGAGGCGACGTCGTGTCAGGCTTCATCGCCATTCCCGAGGGGCGGCGCCGGCGGCGACGTCGGCCGCTGCCTCATAAACACGTCGAAGGCGTTCGCGCACGCCGGGCAGAGATCCCAATCGGCGGTGATGGTGCCGCAGCCGTCCTCGTCGCTGGCGGCGATGAGATCGACGTGGGGCACGCCGGCGTCTTCGATCTCGGCGTCGCACCGGTCACAGAACCGACGCGTCACGGCAGGTCCTTCGAGGCGATCGCCGCCAGCATCACGAGGCGCTTCGGGTCGACGCCGAAGTACTCGCTGATGGCGCGCTTCGCCGCGTTCGAGGCGGCCGCCGATTGCATCGTGACGAACGACGAGCCGCTGCTCAACGCGATTACCTGCCACTCGCCGGATTCGACGCCCTCGGTGAAGCGTCGCAGCAGCGCGGCTGAGAGCTTATCGATCGGCACGCCGCGCCTCCTCCTCGTCCTGCCGCACCAGGGCGACGCCTGCGGCGGTAGGCGCGATGCGGATCTCGTCCAGGTCGTTGACCTCGATCGTCAGCAGGCCGCGCTGCTCGAGGCCTTCGAGGGTGTCGAGGAGCGCCATGGCGAACTCGAGCTCCTCGTCCGGGATCGTCGTCAGGTCCTCCATCGCGTCCGCTCCTTTCATCACGATCAGGCCAGCCACTGATCGCCGAGTTTGTCGACGGCGAGGCACTGCGCGTGAAAGTCCTTCCGGAGCGCGTCGAAGAATCGCTCGGCATACACGTGGCGATGCTGCGGCGGTGAACACGCCAGCAGGAACGCGAGGTTCGCGCCGAGCGCATACTCGGCCGCTGCGGGATGCACGTCGGCTCGGCGCAGCGCCTCCACCGCGTCCGAGAGACGGCGCATCGCCTGCTCGACGCCCCGGTCGTCGGCGCCGTAGTCCTCGGCGACGCGATCCAGTTCGGCGAAGGACACCCCGATGTGGTCGGGGTTCTTGACCGTCATCGCAGGGCCTCGTAGGCCTTCGGGGGCTTCGGCTGCAGCCCGCGTGCGCGACCGCGCTCAAGGAGGGCGAAGCAGCGCGCGCGGTCGACCACGGGCCCGCCGGTGATGAGGCCGTAGAGCCGCG